AGATGTGAATGGGGCACGGAATATCTATCTAAAAAATATAGGCTTAGACGAGAGTCTTTAAACAAAGTAATTCGCTAAAAGTAAATTTACATACTTGTGAATTTTGCGAATTTATTCGTCTGATACAAGATATTAACGTACAATAGAAAATAAAAATCATTTTTTTCCTAATAATAACCTCCGCTATGTATAAACTAAGTTAAAAAACTTTGCTTTTTGGGAAAAATTAAAAAATTGATTTATTATAGATGTACTGAAAAACGCAATAAACGATATTATTCTATGAAAATAAAAAGTTTCAACGATCTATCGAAACCTCTTTTAAGAAATTGGAAAGCGGTGAATTATGACAATTGTGAGCACAAATCAGAGCTTAATTTTACAATGAGTAAGAAGAAATTGATTGTTGATTACAATGACACAGTCAATTCGATGTTTATTGAGGCATTTGCTACATACAGAAACTTGTCATTCATCTTATTCTTCGGTTTAACAAGTAATGAGGTGTACACTATCTATACAAAACTGTTGAAAGGGTGTATGACAATTTATGGAATAAAGGAGTTGAAATTGAGTGCAAAGCAGATGAAATTGATGAATTTTAATCAAAAATCGTCAAAAATCAATATTCTTATATTCAAATTCAAATCCACAACATCAATAAAGCAAAAATTAACAGAGTTCAACTATGTTATGCCACAAAACGACAAAGATAAGATATCTCTTGCAAGATCACTTTTCAGTAATGAAACGTTGCGATTTATGAACAAGTGTAAAGAACCGAAAAAAATATTCAAAAAATCGAACAGATACTTTGATGAGTACAGGGATTTCCTCTTTACAAAAATCGATCCATCTGATCATTACAAATTCATGTTGTTCAGTTCAATAACTCTGTATCTACTTGGATTGAGAGAGATGAATGATTTGGATGTTTATGTTGATGATCTGAACAATTCGCAAACACCAGATATTTTGAACACAATTGAATCAGATTTGAAGGAAAAATTTGATTTCGCAGATGTTTCCATTAAGGGTACACAATATTGGAAACATTATTGGGACAGATGGTTGCCAGAATGGGCGAGATTGTGTGGGACTAATCAGTTCACCAACATTCTCATTGACCCGAAATTTCATTTCTATTGGAAAGGCGTTAAAGTGATAGCACTCGATTGTGATGTCAAAAGAAGAATACACAGAAACAGACCAAGAGCCTATGGTGATCTTATTATGTTGAAGAAAGAGGGTGTATTGAGGTACAATCAGCGTATTCCAACACCAGTGTTTAAGAAGTCGGAATTTAAACTTGTTGAAAACTTGACAAAAGAGGAGTTGAGAGAGTATCTCAACGGTGAGTGGTTTTACAAAGATGGAAACAAAGTGGAGATTCAGAAGGATATGGATATTGATAGATACAAATTCATATCGACTGTTAAATGGTGGTTAAATAAGATGTACAGTTTCAAGATCACAACAATGGATATAAAAGATATATTGAAGATCAAGGATTCTACTAAACCAAATAATCCTATATTACAGGAGCATATTGAGTTTAAGAGAAAAATGATAAAGATTAAGAAGATTGCTACATCTACATGAATCATCACACTATTTTATAACAATCCATGATTCTGTAAATGGATAATGACATAAGAATAGCAGTTAATACAGCACCGAATAACCACCTACTCTTTATTTGTAATAAAAGTAATCCACTAAATCCTATCAAATTCACAATAATGGATGTTCTTTCTTGAAGAGTATAATGATTATCATCTGTATGTATAGTTATAAGTGTACTTGTACCAAAGCACATAACAACAATTATAAATATTAACATTGAGTCCAAATCTCTTGATTCCCACTTAATATTGAACATTATATTTTAATAAAGATTTTTTATGATATTCTATACAGAATCTTACATATACTTTTTTTTCAAATAGCCGGTTTTCTTATTCAACTCATCTAAATGTCTATAAACGCCTGTAGAAAACGCGATAATTATAACAATTCTTGATATAGAATCTATCTTACTACTGTGCATATTTTTGAATATTGCTTCAACACATTGTGCTATACGTCTATTAAATAGATAGTATAGAACATATATAATAACTATCTGTACGGCACATTCAATAAAGATGTATTTGTCTCGTTTTGAGAAATCACATGCGGGAAATATCTCATTTATGATATTTGAAACAACAATACCCAACGTGAAGAAAACCAATGCTAAAGTGCATAAATACAATAATCGTTTAATATCCATTAATATTAAATGATAAATTTTTTTTGAATTGCACTTTTTTAATTCTCCAAACTCATATAAAAATCTCTTATTTTTTTGTCCCTTATGAACTTTCTAAGTTTCAATCCAGTCATCTTCATCTTGAATTGTTCCTCATTACCTATTAATTTCTTCTTATCGAATGTGTTCTTGTCATGAGAGATAACCATAATTGTTTTCTCTGGATTCAATTGAACCATTGGAAATGTGTACTCTTTTAAGAATTTACGTTCTTCAGAACTTTCTGCATCATCTTCGAAAGCAGTTAGTTTCAAAAGTTCACGTTTAAAAGCAAAAGTTCCTGCAGTTGCATGATTTTGTGCATATGGTCCAACCGTACATATCTTATTTATATGACAGAAGTACATATACGTCATAGATGAACCGGCAACTATTGCACGTGGTGTAGAAACAAGTTTGAAAACTGCATGACTAACTCTATCTGGTGGATAATAATCGTCATCGTCCATATAAACAATTATCTCATTATTTGCCAAAGAGTTTAATAGATTACGTTTCTTTCCAAGTTTCATCTTCTCTTCGTATCTGTAGTATTTAACACCTTCAATGTCTTTGAATAGATCCTCAACAGAGTCATCACCATCATCAACAACAATCCATTCCATTAAATGTTTGGGATAAGTTTGTGCCTCATAGCATCTGATGAGTGTGGGTATGTACTTTCTTCTATTGTACGTTGGTGTTAAAAGAGAAACGGTTTTTCTGGACATTATATTTATATGTGATAAATACTTTTTATATTATAAACACAATAAACTGCATCGTATGTATATACTAATACGTTGCATAGTGCAAAAGACGTTTCGTGTCTCATATACAACAGATGTTGATCAAGTACCCACCATACATGATCCAGTTACTCCATAGTTTACGATCTAGACAACTAGTACATATTTACTGTATTACAATCTATTGTGTTTCAAATTATATTTTTACCAAAAGCAGAGACAGAAGCCTCTGCTAGGTATTTTCATTTATATATTTAATGATAATTTTTTGTAACATGATCTACATAAATATCTTGTTATCTTAAGAAAAATTTTATTTAATTTTTTTTCTTAGTATAATATATATGAATAGAACTGCAAGAAGTTTGTTTGATAACCTAAATAATTCAAAAAACAATAATTCAAACAAAAATAATTCAAATAACAATAATCAAATGGGTGTTCACAGTCCACCGCCAATGAGTGTACACAGTCCACAGCAACGTAGAGCAGTTGATCAAACTGTACGACAAAATGTAAGCAGACGTATGAATGGTGCAGAACCTATTGTTAAAGCGAAAGTTAATGAGTTATTAACCCATTTGGTTGGATTGAAAGAGATATTGGATGATCAGTTCATAGTTGGTGGAAGTATGGCAGTTATATTATATATTTTAACGAACAGATCTCTTCCAGCAAACTTGTTGAATATGATAGTTAGATGTACAACTGATGTAGATTTATATATTAAAGACGCAGGCATTTTGAGAAGAGTTGGACCAATAAGTACTTATGAACCATTTCAGTCTAGACAATTCAATAGAACAAAGAAAATAGACACAGAGAATTATGGTAAAGTGGATCTTACATATATAAGTAATAATAAGTTTGACAATATGCAAACTGTTGATGTTGAAATAGTTGGACATACATTCAGAGTGATTGCTCCAAATGTTCTCCTAAAAACATATGAGAATCACCACCCAATTTGTAAATATTGTACAAACAATATTTTTAATGCAAACAAGAGAAAAAGATCCAATACAAAAATCAAAATACTCGAAAATATGTGAAGATAAAAAATTGATTTTTTTTGTCATACAATATACAATATACAATAATATCTAATAACTATGGCAGTAGTTGTTAGATGTAAAACAAGTAACGATAATATACACACGGATCTATACTCACTCGATGAGTTGAATTCTGAATTCGCTCCAAGCATTGATTTGGAGGATTATATCAAAGAGATGGATATTCAAGAAAGTTTTGACAAAGATTGGTGGAACGATGATGATCTGAAGATTATTTACTTTGATCATGATAATATTGATAAAGAATCTGCAAACACTTTCCACAAGAATTTGAAAGAGAAAGTTCCGAAAGAAAATCCAAATTATCCTGTTTCACTTCCTGTTATGGGATGTATATATATCTGCAAAAGTTGTCTCTAAAAAATGAATAAAAAAATATTAAGTATGTTTCTTATTATAAATAAACATGAAATTTTTTCGTGATTTTTTGAAAAAAATTGTTAAACGTGATACCATCACTCATTTAGGGAGATGGGATCATCGTATTAGTGAAGATAAAAAGTTTATTCGTGCTACTTATGCTAATATTGATAATTGTGGTGATAAAATTTGTGGACAACCAGAATTAACAAATAGGGAGAGTGCCTCTCCCTATAAGACCCTACGCTAAGAAGTTTACTAATTTAATTGCACAATCCACAAACCTTTTCTTTTATAAACATTTTGAGCATTCAAATCCTCCTTAATTGTGTCCCATAACTTCTCTCTTGATGTTGCTATGTATGTGTCACCGGTTGCTCTTGAGAATGCTCTCCATCTGTATTCTTCCTTGGGTTTACTGAAATACTTCGATACTCTGAATCTAATATGATCTGACATTGTTTATAATAATTACAATCTTTTTAAATTTAAAAACACACAATAACAATTATCATAAATGGAAGATATAAAATTGTACGATACAGTCAAGAAAACAGAATTCACGATTAATCGAACCAAACCTCTCAGAATTTACGTGTGTGGTCCGACTGTTTACACTCACACTCATGTTTTTCATGCAAAAACTTATATCACATTCGACATTATTCGTCGAGTCATGGAGGACTACTTCAAAATACCAGTCCAGTATATGATGAATATAACAAATGTGGATGATAAAATTATAAAGAGTGTGTACCAATTGAAATATGGAGATAAGGATATCGATCTGGATGACCTAGAAGAACACGAGTACCTACCACATTCTGATTTTACGGAGTATGCAGATTATTGGGAGAAGGATTTCTTGAGTATAATGGATAAATTGAATATGAAGAGACCAACTGTTATGACAAGAGTAACAGATTACATCAATGAGATATTCAAATTTGTTGAAGAGATGAATAAGAATGGATATACATTTGTTCATGAGGGATCTGTTTATTTCAAAGGAGATGAAGACGAAGACCCAAAGAATCCAAAGAACTTCGTACTTCTCAAGAAATCCAAACCACATGAACCATCTTGGAGTGAAGTTAGACCTATAGAATGTTCAGCAATGATATCTGCAGTTTTTGGTAGCAAGTTCGATATACATTGTGGAGGAATAAATTTGCACAATGAGGTTATTCAATCTGTGACGAGATTCTATCCAGAAGAGTTAAAAGTTGATAAAACAAGCAATATATGGTTCGATCATTATATGCACACTGGTCACTTGAATATTGATGGTTGCAAAATGTCACGATCTCTCAAAAACTTCATAACAGTCAAGGACATTCTCGCTGAGTTCTCATCCAATCAACTCAGAATGCTCTTCCTTTTGCACAAGTGGAATGATGGAATGGATTACAGTGAGGATACAATGAAAGGTGCAACCTATTATACTGATTATTTTACAAACTTCTTCACCCAGATTGACAGTTTACTTATACAACAACCTACCGGTAGTAAAAGATTCTATAAACTAACAAAGTACGATATTGAACAGATGAACATTTTGACAAGTTCTAAACAACTCATCGACACACATTTGCGGAACAATATTGACACACCATCTGTTATCAAAGAGTTGTACACTCTAACAAAGAGTCTGTATTCCTACATGAAATCTGTAGATCAACTCCAAGCACAAATAGTCAAAGATACGTCTGATTATGTGTTTCACATATTGGAAACATTTGGCATACAATTAACAAAACTGTAAAAGATCAAGAACTACTCAAGGTTATTTCAGATATTAGAACCTAAATAAGATTAATTGTGAAAGATACTAAGACAACTGATCTTTACAAGTTGACTGATAAGATTCGTGATGAAATATTACCAAAGATTGGTGTTAAATTGGTGGATATTTATAAATGAAAAAATAAAAATGATTTATTTCTAATTTAAAAATTTATTGTTTTAGATTTGATACAATGAAAACATTGGTTATTGTTGAGTCAGTAAAGAAAGCTAAAATTATTGGAAAAATTCTTGATTCTAATTATTGTGTTCAATCGTGTATTGGACATGTGAGAGAATTGAAAGGAAAGAATGAGGGAGTTGTAATTGCAGAGAATTTCAAGCCTGTGTTTCAAACAATCAAAGGCAAAGGAACTATCATTGCAAAACTGAGAGCGTTGGCAAAAGATTGTGACAAAGTCATTTTGGCAACAGATGAGGATAGAGAGGGTGAAGCAATTGCTTGGCATCTTGCTACTCTTTTGAAAGTTGATCTTAATGAGAAAAATAGGATCTGTTTTCATGAGATTACAAAGACAGCTATTATGAATGCAATAAGTAATCCAAAGAGAGTCAATATGGATATGGTAACTGCTCAGAAAACGAGGCAGATTCAGGATTACATTATAGGATTCAATTTGTCACCTCTAACAAGGAAATTTGCAGGTGGTAGATCGGCAGGTCGTGTTCAATCGGCTGTTAATAAGATGGTGTGTCAAAGAGAGGATGAAGTATTGAACTTTGTGAGAAAAGAGTATTATCACACATTGGGATACTTTAATGAGAACTCTGTCAAGGGAAAATTGAATAAGAGGATTGAGAAGAAGGATAATATGATGAATTTTCTGGAACATTGTAAAACAGCTACTTTCACAGTGAATGATCTTCAAAAGAGGGATTGTAAAAGAAAACCTCCAGCACCTTTTACAACCAGTACAATTCAAATTGAGGTTAATAAGAGATTCAAAGTTCCCGTAAAGAGTATCATGAACATCTTACAGGGACTGTATCAATCTGGTTTAATCACTTATCACAGAACAGATTCTACAACACTTTCTAAAGAGGTTCTAATGAAGATTAAGAAACATGTTGTTGATACTTATGGTAATAAGTATTTGAAATTGAGGAATTATAAAACACAGACAAAGTGTGCACAAGAAGCACACGAAGCTATCAGACCTACATCCATTTCGCGTCAGAATCTCACAGAGGAGTATTCAGATTTGGAGAAGAAGATTTACAGATTGATTTGGAAGAGAACAGTTGCATCACAAATGGCGGATATGGAGTATGAGAAGTACACCTTGACTATTGCCATCTCTGAGAGATCAGAACTGTTTATTGCGAATGCAGAGAAAGTGACATTTGATGGTTATACAAGATTGTACAATGATAAATTCAAAACAGAAGATGACGATGATTCAGATGAAGATGAAGCAAATAATACGCCTTTCACTGGTATCAAGAAAGGTGATACACTCATCTATACAAAAATCACATCAACGCAGAAATTTACTAAGCCTCCTCCAAGATTCACAGAGGCTACACTCTTAAAGAGAATGAAAGATCTGGGTATTGGAAGACCTTCTACATATGCATCTATGATCACAGTTGTTCAAGATCGTGAGTATGTTGGTAAGAAGACATTTAAGGGTGAGAAGATAGATGTTGAACATCTTACATTGAAAGAAGGCAACATCATAAAAAAACATGCAAAAGAGACTGTTGGTGCAGAGAAGAATAAATTGTATGCAACAGATTTGGGTAAGAGGAACACTGAGTTCTTGGAAGAGAAGTTCACACATGTTGTTGATTACAAATACACAGCACAAATGGAAAATGAGTTGGATATGATTCTGAATGGAGAAGCTACTAAATTGTCGGTCTTATCACCATTCTATTCTAAACTCCAACCTATCCTACATGATTTGCAATCGAAGGAGTCAACAGTTAAATTCGATACAGGCAAGAGATTGGTGGGGAAGGATCAGGCATCTGGAAAGAACATCTATGCTTATAAGGCAAAGTTTGGACCAGTATTACAAATTGGTGAGAATAATGATGAAGATAAGAGGTTTGTAAATCTGGATAAGAAGTACAATGTAAAAAGTATCAATGAGATTGAAGCAAACAGTTTGACACAGTTCCCGAAGACATTGGGAAAACACAAAGGTGAATCCATTGTGGTGACAGATGGCAAGTATGGTTATTATCTGAAACATGGACAGAGTAATCATAAGATAAAGGCAGAGTACAATCAATTTCTGTCATTAGAGGACGCGATAGATTGTATCGATAATGGAAAGAAGAGTTCACTTATAAAATCGTTCGGAAAAATTAATATCCGAACTGGTAACTATGGACCTTACATACAGGTTGGAGGAAAGTTCGTGAATATACCGAATGATATTGATCCAGAGGGAATTACGAAGGAGCAATGTGAGATATTGTTGAAGAATTATAAGAAGCCTGCAAAGAAGGTTTATTCAAAGAAGAAGAAATAGTGTTCATCACTTCCAATGTTCCGCATATTGACAAGTTTTACATCTACCTGTTCCATCACCATCTATCCAACTTTCGTTGTCGCATTTGCTATTGTGACATTTGTGATCACGACAGAATGTTTTTCTATACATAGTTTCTTGCGAACAACGAGTACATTTACAATCTTTGCAATATCTATCATTTATTTTTTTACTATTACATCTTATATGATAATTATCATAATAACTTTCAACATATGTGGATTCACATGTATGTTTATCACAATAATCATAATTGTAACCTATCTTTTCGTTTACACATCCAGATACTTTACAACAATCCTTAACATCACATTCTATATCATATTCATTTATACCATTCTGTTTCAGGATATCTTCGAGTTTCTCAATCCTCTCCTCCAGTTCATTGATTTCACGTTTATATTCTTTACATTTTTTACATGGCATATGTTATTAAATATATTATATAGTTATAAGTATATAATAAATCATTTTTTTTTTATTATAAAATACATGTATTATAATTTCATGTAATTGGATTAGTTAAATCGAAACTGTATTCAACCCAATTATAATGTTTACTCAAATCATAACCCGTGAATACATATGTTTCTTTAACAGGTATCTTTTCAATGCAACGTTCCTCAGAAATTACACTAGGTTTTTCTGTTTGGATAAAATCGTTCATATTAGAGTACACATTTTGTTCAAAGAAAGTACATCTATCTAGATATTGTTGTAATTCAGCTTGATCATAATTTGAAATACACAATAATGTATAGATAAATGAACTATATAAATTATCATGAATTTTATCCATTTCATCTGCGTTAATAAACCCCATATCGTGGAACACTTCGTTCATACCCCGAACAGGTACTTTTTTTATATAAACGACCGGTTTGCCTTCATATTCATCATGTGAGTATTCACCAGAAAAATAGAAAATTCTTCTAAATTTATTCAAATAGTGGATTTCTATTAATTCAACCGATATATAATAATCTATCAAAAAATAATGACTATCAATATTTATAATAAAATAGAATCTATCTGTTGATTCTATTACTGACTCATAATGCTCATATTGATAACATGGATCATCTTCAACAACTTCACCGTTCATCAATTTGTTAACAAATGTTCGAAATGGTATAGCTTCAACGTGTTGTTCTTCAGGAAAGTCCGATATTGCAAAATATTGAGTGATTTTATCATATATTTCTTTTGGTAACATTGTTATAAAAACATTATCGTTAATCTTTATACCCTTGGAAATTTAAAATGGAACAAAAATATTTAAAGAAATATAAATAATATTATATGTCCCCAGGTGTATTCTTGTGTGGACATTCATGGGCGTACTAATAAGTAATTATTAGATGACGACGTCGGTTTAATCAACCCTTAAAAATTATTTTTAAGCATACCCAAAATTTACATGGAATTGATTGTGTCCAACCTTGAAGATCTGATGAAAATTGTTTCATTTTAAATTTCTAAGGGTGTAAATATGATTATTCATTATTGACGCAATATATATCTTCACATTTGTCGCAATATGTATCATCTGGATATTTAGGTTCTAAGCAATCTCTGCTACAACAAGTGTGTTTGGAACAGAAATTTGTTAATTCACCCCAATAGTTTGTCTTAACACATATAATTTCGTCACAACCATAATATTTACATGTTGCTTTCTCTTTCAAAATCAAATTCTGATAATTTATCTTCTCTTTCAATCGTGATATATCTTTTTTCAATTCCTCGCAATTTGTGCAAGACATGATCAATATATATTGGACTATGTCTGTACAATTATAAATCAATTTTATACAATAAAAATATTATGTAATATTATATGAAGAACGCTGGTATATATTGTATTGTCGGTTTGGTTATAATCATTGTAATGTATTATTTTTTATACAACAGAAGAAATAAAACTGAGACTTTCAAAAATAGTTCAGATATCCTAACAATCTTAACAAATAAGTACAAAGATCCTACAAACGGTTTAGTTTTTAGAGGATTTGAACATGATTGTAACAGTTTGGATTCAAAAGTCATGGCAGAGTGTGCAATGTATGAAATAGACGGACCACATGAAGATGGTAAACTAACCGCAAAGAATCAAGGTGCAACCACTTGGTTAACAGCTGGAATGAATCCATATTTCTATCCAGATATTGGAGGAAATGCATCTGCACAGGAAGTTGTTTTCATCATAATGGATGGTGTTGGAGTGGGTCAAGAAGATGGTTGTCAATTTATCCAGGATCTTGGAACAAATGGATGTCCAAAGAGTGATCCACCACAGTGTAAAGGTCCAACAAGTGCAGCTGAAACATATTTCGACACGTTCAAAGAGATGCCTCCAGATGATAATTGTAACAGAAAGGGTATGAATTGTCGTATAGGAGTTGATGCAGAAGGTAAGAAGATAATGGCAGCTCAGTATAATAAATTCAATGAACTTTTGTCAAAGTACAACACTACTCAGAATCCAAAAGGAAGTTGTACAATATTGGGTATGAAAGAGAATCAGAGAAGTTACTTCTGGTCAAGCAAGAGTTTAGAACCATTGGAGAAATTGAGTTCTAATTCAAAAGGTATATTAGCAATTGGTTATCTATATGATGAGAACAAGCCTTATCAGGCACTTGGTGGAAAGGTAAATGCTGAACTTTTTGCAGCTGCTGTTAAAACAAAGTACAATGTTGATGTACCAATTGTTCAAGTTTACAGAGGAATGAAGACCAAATGTGATTACTCATCTCAAGAAGAGTGTGTACAAAACTTGTGTAATTTTTATGATAACAAATGTACGTTACTACAACAGAACATCCAATTCAAGGATTTAGTTTTCAGGGATAAAGAGACTGATTTGACTAAAGATAATAAGGATGCAACTTGTAATCCATCAATAACCGGTTTGGCATGTAGTTCAGAAGAGATGTGTGATAACTATCTTGTCCCATATGATTGTAAAATGTCCAGTGCATGTACAAATGGGTTATGTCAATATAAGGGGTCATTACCAGGAGGTTGTAAGACACAATCGGAGTGTGGTAGTGGTACATATTGTTGTAATGGTATATGTAATAAATTGGATGATAATATTGTTTGTACAACTGATGCTGAATGTGTGAAAGCTTATCCATCAAAAGATCCAAATCATCCATCATATTGTACTGAAAAAACAGACAGTTGTCCTGGAAGAATATGTCATAAAGGACCTCAATAATCAAATCATCAAACACTTTTATTTTTTTTGATTTAAAAAATAAAAATGTCGTTATAATTATAATGAGTACTAAGGAAACAATTGTTAATAGTATAACAGATGGGGCAAGTGCATTATTTGGGTCGGTAAGTAGTTTATGGACCGAAAATGGAGACAAAGAGTACAGTTTAATATCAAGCAAAAGCATTCTTAGAGTGGGAACAATATTGCAGAATATTTTTCAGGAAGGTAGAGACAGTATAACTGTTCCAAGAATAGTTGTAGTTGGTAGTCAAAGTTCCGGAAAGAGTTCACTTTTGAATGGTATTCTATCTTTCAACCTTCTACCAACTGGAAAGAATATGGTTACTAGAACACCTTTACATCTTGAACTTATTCCAATGGAGAGTAGTGAGAATGTTGCGGAGTTTGGTAACTATAAAACTGGTTCATGGACATCTATCAAGAAATTGTCCTTCTCATTACCAAGTCCCACACAGAGTGAACAACAGGATATTGTTGACACTATTAAGAAGTTAACAGTTGATATTGTTGGGGATAACTCTGATGTTAGTGATATGCCGATTTATTTGAGAATTCACTCAAAGAATATTCCTAATTTGACTTTGATAGACTTGCCAGGTTTGACAATGGTTGCATGTACAGATCGTGGACAACCAAAAGATATTAAGGATAAGATTAGAAAGTTGGTTGGAAAGTATATTGAGAGTGAGAGTACAATTGTGTTGGCGGTTATGCCTGCGAGAACTGATGTTGAAGCGGATATGGCATTGGAGCTTATTAAACATTACGATCCGAATGGAGAGAGAACAGTTGGAGTTTTGACAAAGATTGATTTAATGAATGATAATACTGATGTTATTGATTATTTGAAGAACAATGTTTCGAAGGATTTGCAATTGAATTATGGCTACTATGCTGTTAGAAATAGAACAACAAGTGAGAGTGCAACTATGAGTGTTATTGATGGATTCAAAGTTGAGAAAGAGTATTTTAAGAATCATCCAACATATGGAAAATTGTTGGACGACAGTAGATTGGGTATACCAAATATGACAAGACATATCAGTGAGATTTTGGTTGATAAGATTAAGATGTCATTGCCATTTGTGTTGGAACAGATAAATCAGAGACTTATCCAGATAAGTGAGGAGTTTATTGAAATGGGATCAACTTTACCAGAGAGTGTAGAAGCCAAACAGTCATTGGTACACTCTTTAATAAACTTTTTTGGAAAGAATTTTGTTTCAACAATTGATGAAAGAGGGAAGAGTATAAACACTGCGAGAAACATTAAGGATATCTTCATCAAATATAGAGAGAGTCTCGCCGTTCTTAATCCATTTAACGATTTTGATGCGAATAAGGAGTACATTAAGGAATCAATAAGAAATTGTGAGGGAAATAAGATGACATTTCCGTCTCCACCTATTGAGGTTTTGGAGAAGTGTTTAACAGATATTAAGAGAGATCCAATATCTATTCTGATTGAACCATCAAAGAAATGTTGTAAGGATATCTGTACAGAACTGTTGCAGTTGGTGGATGAATTGTTGAGAATAAAGAGATTGGAGAGATTCCCGATTTTGGTGAAGAAGATTAAGAATGAGGTATCGACTGAGATTGTCACAAAGCACATTCAGAAGACTAATGAGAAGATAGATGATCTATTCAAGGGTGAACAGTCGTACATATGGACAGATGACAAGACATTCAGGAACGCTTTGAATAGTATGTCATCGAAGAATTTGGCAGATGATGGAAGCGATAATAGTGTGAAACCAATGAACGAGTTATTGAAACTGTATTACAACACTATTATAGAGAATGTGAGGAACAATGTGCCGAAGATTATTATGCGTTTCTTAATAAGAGAAGTGGAAGATGATATCAATTTGAATTTCTATGAGAGAATTATGAAAGAGTCGATAGATGAGTTGTTGATGGAGGAGGATAACATATCGTTGAGAAGAAAGGAGTTGATTAATGAGAGAGATAGATTACAATTGGCGAAGATATCTATTAATGAAATCTTATAAAAAAAATGATTTTTTTTTTAATTAAAGTACAATTATATTAAGTATAATTATGCTTTCACGAATTGGATGTATTAGACGATTTTCGCTTTCACTATGGGAAAAGAATGCGCCTCTTGCAAGGTTGATTGAAATAAATAATTATGAAGGTGCTAAAAAGTGGTTTGAAGATGGAAACATATTGGAACGTAATTCAAAAGCTATTATATATGCTTCATATTTTAATGCAGGTGATATAGTGATTCTTCTTGCAGATAAAGGATTAGATATTGAAACATCAGATGATATTGGAAGAACTCCAATTGAATTGGCCGCGATTAATAGTAATCATGAGTTGATTAAGTCATTATTGGAACGTGGTGCATACACAGTTGGAGATCCATATGGATATGCTGTACGTCCAGCACCATTACATTACATATTAGAAAACACATGGAACGTTCTGGGTGATATTCCTGAATTAGAGAAACACATTGAAACAGCTGAAATATTGAAAGAATCATATGACAAAGATAGTACTGTTGAATTTGATATGCATACGCAAACTAAGGAAAAGCATAGAATAATGCTTCATAGAGTTGAGAACGGTTTTCAAAATATATATGATGAAGGAAACACTTTTTATGAAGGTGGACTGCCCAGAGTATCTTTTTTGGAAGAAATGAAGAGATTCAACAACACAAAATGAGTTTTTATTATAAATTGATCATTTTTGTATAACACTATTATGAACAAAAAATATTTTCCAAAATATGTATGTTTTGTAGAGGAAATATAAATACAATTCTGGATATTATTATATTTATAAGGATTCTCATGAGTATTTAAAAAATTGTTTACATAATGGAACATAATAATCATGCAGGTTGAATGCAAATTGTGTGGATACAATGTTGATAAAGATCAGACTTATCATTGTTTGGATAGAGGTGAGGTTACATATGAGTGTGTGGATGAGGAGAGATGTAAACAGATTCGAGAGGATGGTGTGAGATTGCAGGAAGAAACAGCGAAGAGAGAGTTTGAGAAGAAGTATGGGTTTGCTGAGGATGATTTGGAGAGAGTCGAGAGAGGTAGTGATATTTTCAAGAAGAAGGGAACAAAGAGATTCTTCAAAGTTAATGGATTTATGGGAGGTGATTATACTGAGATTAATAAAGATACATATGATCATCGTAAATTGCGTGAGAAATATTGTAATATTTTGACAAGACAAGAGTTCAAGGATGTTTATGGATTTGAACCAGTAGAGTTGACTTCTCTTGGAATAGATAGGTCTTTCAGAGATGGTGGAAATATGCTTTATTATAAAATGGAGGATGACAAGTATGTTTTTTATACACAGAACAATTTGAGTAATTATTGGAAAAGAGTTGATAGTGATGAGTTGCATGATCATTACTATTACAAATATATATGCAAAGATGAAGATGAGATTAAGGAGTATAATCAGAAGAAGAAGATAAAGAATGAACAGTTTATGATAGATTTTAGAAAAAAGTGTGAACGAGAGTATGAAAAAGAGCGTTCAAATTTTTCGTCATATAATGTAAAACCAGTTGTTGCAAACTCATATTTCTAAGTGATACTGTTTTCAATTTTCAATAACGCGTATATTTATTCATTGATATTTTTATTCTGAAAGTATATGTATATTGCAGATTTATCAGGAGGTTTATTCTTTGGTTCATGGCATACCACGCAACACAATTGTCTATTAGAACACAAAATAGACAATGTTTTTCACATAACAATAGATCCAACACCATTATTGGATTGTGTCAGATATGAATTGATTGATGTTGATGATAATTCACAGAGTGCAGATAAGATGTTTAATCAAGTTTTGCCTGAATTGTTGCCAAAAATTGATAAATTATTACAAAATAATAAGAATGTTCTGTTATGTTGTAGTATGGGTAAAAGTAGGTCAGCAACTGTTGTTATGGCATATTTGATGAAATATAGAGATATGACATATAATGACGCTATATCTTATATCAAAGAGAGGAGAGACATTAATATAAATGTAGAATTTGCAAAGAGATTAAGTCTTATTAAACCTTTTAACATTTAAAATGCTGACTTTTATAATAAAAAAATTAAAGAATAAATCATATTATATATGTAAATAATGAAAAATGAGATTATTTATAATTATACAGGTTGTAAAATGTAAGTTGCCAAACGGAAAAATAATTTTACGTTTATACCTTTTATAGGATAAAAATTGGTCTATCAGTTGTTTTTACTAAAGGATAATACTCTATTATAGAGAATGTGAGGAATAATGTACCGAAGATTATTATGCAAATCTTAATAAGAGAGGTGGAAGATGATATCAATTTGAATTTTTTATGAGAGAATTTATGAAAGTGTTGATAGATGAGTTGTTGATGGAGGAGGATAACATATCGTTGAGAAGAAAGAAGTTGATTAATGAGAGAGATAGATTACAATTGGTGAAGAGATCTATTAATGAAATCTTATAAAAAAGGATATGCGTCAGCTCTAAATAAAAACTAAAGTTTACTAAAAAAAAAATTGATTTTTTTTTTATATATAAAGTATTTTATATATAAAAAGTATAATGAGTAAACATACTACTGTATTTTATGTTATTATGCCATATAATATTGTAATAGAGACGGAAGATGATTTGAAAAAATATGGAAGACGATATGAAGAAATATATGAAAAAAAATACAATGAAAAATGTAAAAAGGTTAAAATTGGTGATGTAATTAAAAATTATTTTACGTTAAGTGATTTGGAAGATAAATATTATGGGATATCGTCAAAGTTGAAAAGAGGAGATTTAGTACTTAATTTGAATTTACAGGATGACTTAACTGATTCATTATTTTGTTTTGATGGAAAACGTTTGATAGATTTGGATAGATTTTATTCTAAAAATGGTAATCCATCAGAAACTTTTAAACTTATTAAGGAATTTCCCCCAGGTTATTGGGATGAATTACACATTAATTCAGAATATGAAGAGCATCCGTTAGAAATATTCAGGATGAATCCAAATGGAACAGCATTAGCCCATATGTTTTGGCATGAAACTAATGGTAAAGCTTATTCTAAAATTGATATAAGTGAATTTGGTTACAAAGTTGTTAAAGATACAGATTATGTAACGGAGTGGGCTTTTACTTATAGAGATAAAAAATATATCGTTATATCTAATGATTTTGAATATCCAGAGATGTATGTTGCCGTTTCAAATAAGAAACGCAATGGTTATGATTATGTCTTAGAAACGGAAGGATCAGAATAAATTGATTTTTTTTTATAACTTGTTTATTATTATTTGGTAAAATTACGGTGAATTAAATATGGAAGAAAATATCTTTTGAACATATACAGAAGATATAGCATTTAGAAAAAATCCGACAAAAAGTGGTATTGTGTAAAGTAATATAAAGAAATATGTAATATTCCTTTATATGTCCGAAATTAAATTTAGAGCGGTTCGTATTTTACATGCCACTTTTTTATAAAAAAACATAACACTTATAATCTAAATTCTAAAATTGATAGGCTTATTTATATTTATTATATAAATTGATGATATAAATATAATCCTATCTGCTATTATTTAACTTTCCATCTAAAGTTAAACAATAGTTTAACGTTGCTTATTTAATACAATACACCATTCGGTTTCCTCTTTTTGAGTTAGCATTGTATTTGTTTTATTTATCATGAAATATAAATAATAGCAAAAACTATATTTCATAAACAATTTTATTGGCATTGTGTAATGTTGGTTACTCAGAGATAGATTTGGATGAGTTTGATTACATAATTGATAAATATAATGAAAATGTTACAGAGATATCAATTGATTACAATGGTAATAAATATTTGATTATTGTACAAAAGTACATTTACGATGTTACAAAATGTAAAAAAATATTCGTCGCTTGTTCAAAAGATGAGCCGACACGTGATGGTTATGATTATGTTTTAAGTACAGACTAAGAAAATATGCTTAAAAAATTAAAACGAATTATTATAAAATGGGTAAAGATTGTTGTAAATCTGATTTGTGTTTGGGATGTGTGTATATTCATTGTAAATGTAATTATGCATGTTTGAAGTGTAATGTGTCAACATCAACACATTGTTGTTATAATGAATATGAGAATTTGCTTGTGGAATCTTTTCGACAACGTTGGGTATGTTTAGATTGCAGATATGTGTGGTCATCTAAATATACAAAATGGCTCAAAATCAGAGATGAACAATTAAATAAGAAGGTTGAAAAAAGATTAAACAATAATAAAGAAGGGTTATGTCATAAATGTCATGAAGTGGGAATTAAAGTTGGTGATAAGTTTAGAATTCCACCTAAAAATCGCGGTAAAGTAAAAACGAACAAGTTTTGGAATGATTTGAAAAGAAGGTATGAAGAAACAGGTTACGCACATGAATTGGATGATTATTGTCCAAGTGTTAGAGGAGATTATAATAACAAGAAAACAAAGAGATTTGGTGGTGAGTATAAAGTTGATGACAGAATACGTTTATTTGAAGGAGATAGGTATAAAGAGTATAAAGATGAGAACAATCAATTACCAACCAGAACTACTTGAACAAATAATTTCATTGTTGAAATTCACAATTTTTTCAACAAGATATGTTTCAAAAGCTGGTCCATAAAAGCATTCCGTACTATCTTCATAATCTTTAATGAAGTATTTACCACTATTGTTATATACTACTGATTTCCGATGGTTTTGTTCAGTCCATTCTCTCGTCAACTCATATGCTTTTTGACAGGCTTTATGTTTATCTGTGAAAATCATAGTTTTGACATCGAAACTTTCGCATCGGCAACCAAAAGAAATATTCTTCACAGTTAAAACATAAACAGTAATCTCCATATTTTCAGATTTTAATTTTTCCAGATTAGCATTACGCTCTTTCTTAAGTTTAATTTCACGTTTAGCAACTTCGGAAGCTTCTGCCTTCTTTTTCACTCTGTTCATTTCTGAGATAATCTCTTCCGGAGAGAAACGAAGCAAAAGTTCATCAAATAACGGAATATCATCTGTAAATGACTTTATTCCAAAATGCTTACAAGATCTAAAATACAATCTATTGAGAGTATCAATGATCTCTTTGTCTCTATTTTCAACCATTTGGATAAAATTTTCCATGATATAAATATTGCCTCATACAAAAATACATAATATAAAAATCATTTTTTTTATAAATTAACATAAAATTACCAACCAGTATTACTTGAACACAACGCTTCATGATTAAAGTCCATAACTTTTTTAGTAACTGCTGTTTCAAAAGCTGGTCCGTAAGAATGATCTGGATTATCTTCATCATCCTCAAAAATGTATTTACCATTATCGTTGAACGTAAGTGATTCCAATTTTTCTGCTTTATTGTCTTGAACCCACTTTTTAACCAATTCAAACGCCTTTTCACATGCTCTCTTCTTGTTTGTGTAAATTGTGTTTGTTACATCGAAACTTTCACATCTTTTACCGAACCAAATCTGTTTCACAGTGAGAGCGTAAACGATAATCTTTATATTTTCAGACTGCAACTTTTCCAAGTTCTCTTGACATTCTTTATCGAGTTCAGCCTTCAATTGTGCTTTCTTAGCTTCCATTTCATTCTTCTTCAGTATAGATAAGTAATCCATCGCTAAAGAGTTTTTAATTTCATCCAATTGTGTAGCTTGATCCATAATAATTATTTTTTATAAAATATTGATACATTATAAAAATCATTTTTTTTTGTCAATACTTTTTTCTAAAAGTATAAAAATATTTAAAGATAAGAATGACAATTATTATTCATAAAAACATGACAACCGAAACACAGAAATTGAACACAACGGAGTTTAATACTCACTCACAAGAGTATGAAGAGGTGGCATCTCAACAGCAAAAGACTGTGAATAATGCTAATAAGAAACGTGTTCAAAAGAGAAAGGATGAATTGAAAGATGCTCGTCAAACCATGTCCAAAGAGGATTTCAAGAAGTTCAAAGAAGAACGTAAGGCTGAGAAACAGAAGTTCAAGGAGGATAAATTACAGGCTCGTTTATATAAAATGAGTCCAAATAGACGTAAACGTTATGATGAGAATAAGAAGAGAAGAGATGAGATTCGTGAGAAGAAGAAGGGAATGACAAAGGATGAGTTGAAACAGTATAAACAGGAACTAAAAGAGGCTAGAATCAAGAAGAAAGATGAGAGAAAACAGCAGAAGAAGGAGAAAGTGATTAAAAAAGAAGAGAATATGGATGAAAAACAATTGGCAAGATTTACTAAGAGATTGAAGAGAACAGAGGAGAGACGTAATATACTTAATAGTATGACAGAGGAAGAACGTGTAAAGTACAAACAGGATAAGAGACAAAAGAATAAGGAACGTAGAGAGAGATATGCGTATTTGAAAGAGAATTGGACAGATACATTACCAGAAACAGTTGATCATCTCATTATTGATGGTAACAACTTGAGAGGTGGTGGACCAAGAAGACATTCCAGAGATTATGTGATTGCACATATCAAGAAGGTTATAGATGCCAGTCCCCAGTTAGCTAACGCGAATGTTATATGTATGTTTGATAGACATATTGCAAAGTACGAACCAATTGAAGGTATTGATGTACAATTCAGTGGAGATGTTATTGCAGATGATGTTATTGTGAAGATTTGTTCAACCTTAAATGGGACGGCTCTCGTAATCACATGTGACCGTGGTTTGGCACTCAGAGTGTTAGATCTAGGAGGAAAAGTAATGAGAAATAAATCATTTACATCAATTATTGATGGATTTACTATATGTCATTGAATTTATATTTTTTTTTGACAATACTTTTTTCTAAAAAGTATATTTAAAGAGATTATTAATTTGTATTATAAGGTGATGCCTATCCGTATAAATTTCAACGATGTTTACACTGACATAAAAACTCTTGCCGAAATGGTGGGAAAAATACGTATGATGCAATGATTGCGATATCTGGTGGTGGTTTAATACCGGCCAGATTGTTGAGAACTCATTTGAAGATACCTGTATACTCAGTTTGTGTGGTATCTTATGATGAGAATGATACAAAGACAGATAGTTACGATGTTTTGCAATGGTTGAGTGAGAGAGAGTTGAAAGGTTTACGGGGAAAGAGAGTATTGGTGGTTGATGATTTAGATGATACACGTGGAACGTTAGTGTTTATAGCCAATAAGTTGATGGAGGATGGTTTAGATAATATTGGTGTTGCAGTGCTTTATAATAAGATGAAGGATAAAGATGGTGAGCTGTCACCAGATGTGAGATATTATAATGCGGTGGATACTGAAGATAAATGGATAGTTTTTCCGTGGGACGAACCTGAACTGTTTAATTAACAGGTATAAATACCCATACTTTTTCGTCTTTGACATAACTCACTTTCCATTTTCGCTCTTATTAAAAATTGATATGGTTTGTTTAATCATATCAATCGGAATTAACTTGTCCCATGTTGATTCATAAAATTTGCAATCTTCTTTGGGGTATGAAACCATATAGTTTTCAATAAATTTTACATTCACTCTTCTATGGATATCTTCTTCAAACAGGAGAATATTATCTCTTTTATTTTCTTGATAAGATTCTTTTAACATAGTGGAAAAAATATTAATAACATCATGTTTTCGTATCATAACATTCAAAAATTCTTCTTTATCATTCGCTATAGATTCAAATGTTGGTACACTCTCTATCAAATCGGACATGTTAATCTATAAGATGTTATAATAATAAAGCCTTCTATAAAATCATTTTTTTTAAAGCGTAGGGTTTAAAAGGGATATGCAATTTCCCTTTAATCATTTTTTATTGGTGTAAATATCCAACCACGTTTATCACATTCCACTTTCCATTTTCCACTTTCATTGAAAAGTGAGATAGTATGTTCGATCATATCATATGGTAACATTTCATATGAAATAATACTATACGTTTTATATGGACGTAATACTTCATGATCCTTTAATTTTTGAGATATTAAATTGAATACATCTACAACTATCTTTTCAATATTTTCCCACAAAAGAAAAATATTATCTTTTTTATCAGCCAAATAAGTATTGGTTAGCATGGTCTTAAAAATATCGATTACGCCACATCGTCTTATCAAATTTTCTAAATGATGTATCCTCTTTTTTGTCTGCATAAAGAAATGGTACAACTCTTACAACAATAGGATAATATTCAATTGGTTCATTTGGAAATTTGTATTTACCTTCTTTAATAGTTTCAAATGTTGGTATGAACTCTGTCAAATTGGACATGTTAATATATACGTATTATAATAATTGACCTAAATAAAATCACTTTTTTTTTTCATTTTTGAAATTTTACGTTCAATGTACATTTCCTTTCTTTGAACAATAAATTGCAAACGTCGCCATTGTTCATTTGCAAAATACGCTTGTCGATTATTATTCCATAATTCAGGATGGTATGCATGATGGCTAAAACCAAGTGCAAAAACACAATCAGGAGGCATTTTGATATTCATCTCTGTAGTTGCCATGTTTATAATTAAAACTCCAATTATCATGAAATAATATTTGTCATTTTTATTTTGTCCCTGCTTAATAGGACCATTTATCGACATACTAAAAATATGTTGCTTGACATTAATTTTTGTCCACGTATGCCTGTTTTCTCCTTCAAAATCATAACTTCCATTACCATTGTAATCAATTTGCATATCATAATTGAAAGATTCTGTTTCATTACGTGCAAATTCATACGTTTTATCCAAAGCTTATTAATGATCATAAAACATCAATATTTGTTCAGAAAAACTTTTTTCACCATCTTCCAATCGTTGTGAGTCATAATATACAACGTAAACTGTAAATGTTTTATCATCAAAAAAACTCAATTTTATTATAAAATAGACTCTAAGAAATTTATTCAATCTTGTATAAATCAGAGAACGCATTCATGAGTTTTTTCACAAAAGGCACGTGATGCTTATCAATTTTCAACTGATGTCCCCACCTTGTGGAAATACTGTGATTTCAACACCATTAGCAAGAGCCTCAACCCTCTCAATTAAAGAAGCAAACTCCCGCATAACCAAAATACACAGACGCACGTCAGGATTAATTCCTCTCATTCCCTTGCGTACACCATCTTCTGTGCAAGGAATAGCCAACTCACGTTTGCGTGGGTCTTTTGAATAAGTGTATTTGAAGCACTTAGCCAACAGATTGTCGACAATATTGCACGCTGGGTTCATACCATCATGATTCTTTGCATTTTCACCAAATCGAACACACTTCTTCCTCCTCTTCAGAGGAAACGCTGAAGGAGTTGCATTCATCAATAGAGTCCAAGGATTACCACATGCGGGTATTACGCAAACTGGTGGAGATCTCCAAGATTGTATATTATCATTAATATTTTTTTCAGGATTCACAATATAAACTATTAATTATTTATTTATGAATAATTAGTGTCAATTTTATTACAGATATACTACCGCTGTTATTTTAAGCGGATTTGACTAACTTTCCATCCCAGATACCACAACAATGTGTATGTACTGCCATATAAGCGTCACGCTCTTCTTGTGTAATATCAGCAAAGTATGCACCAACCGTCTGATATCCATAAGCGTAGAACGAAGGCTTATCATTGCAGTGAGAATGTCTATTTGGTAAATTACTATCACGATAAACATGCAAGTTCTTCAATCTGTAAATGCTCTTCAAATTCTCCCATTCAGCACTCAATCCCAATTCCTCAAACTTTTCACTCAATGTTGTAAAACTGTAACATCTCAACACATTACCATTATTCCATACAACCGCATCATCCTCATCACATCCCAATACTAAAACTCTCAACTTCTCTCTTCTCATTGGTACATAAATATGTGGATCAAACATCTGATTTCTCAACTCAACAAATCCCAATTTGTACTGATCAGCAATCAATGCCTTTACTCCACCTCTCTCTAAACCATTCCTGAAGAGATCAACATACTCTGCATAATCATCACTCTTAATAAGCTTATCAACCAACTCATCAGCCAATATTCTCTTCTCCTCCTTCAACTTCTGACTCAATCTTGACTGATAATCCGCTCTATACTGCTTCTCAATATAATCTCCAATCATTTTATTCATTCTCTCCTCATTTCCACAATCCTCTATCTTCATAACACCCTCTCCTATACGAAGAGCCTTTGTGTCATATAAGAAAGACTGCACAATACAGTATAACTTGAATCTATCAATCGCAAAATCTATACCCAAATTCTTCTCAACTGTTGCCTTCGTAATTTCTGGCATATTGATAATCTTATCTCCCTCTCCACGCAATGCAAAGGCAATATATGTTGGCAACATCGAAACAGTTGTCAACCAGAAGACCTTATCAATCAATTGTCTGTAAAGTTTCTCATCAATATGAGGTGTTCTGTACTGTTTTGGACTCTTCTCCTTCTCAAAGTATCCTGGAATTGGTCTTCCATACTTCTTCAAATCGATACCCAACAACTTATCCAAAATTGCCTTCCTCTTCAAATAACCATCATCATCACTCTTGTGGAACTTCCTCATAACCTGATGAATCTCAAAACTGAACAAAGCACGAAGAATGTTCGGAATGTATTGTATCTTATCACCATTCTCCTCAATAATTGTAATCAATGGAGATATCATATTTGTTACACCGTTATTCGATATGTAATACGACAAATTACCAGCCTTCTCAACATCACTTGGCTCTCTAATCTGTGGAACAACATAATCAAACAAACCATTAACAGCAGTTTTGTAAGTAACAATAAACTTCATGAAAATATCAACATTACCCTCAGTTCTATGTGATGGACTATCCGTCAATCTTCTTGCAATAGTGTACAAACCACCAACAATAGTGTACTTGTAAGTATGGGGAACATCAGAAATCAATCTACGCATTCCCAAACTTGCGGTGTACTCCAACAATGTTGGTGCATACTTCATCAAGAACTTTTGGATTCTGTCATCATCAAAGAATGGAATGACATTAATAATCTCCTTATCCGTAAATGGATCACGCAATGTGTTACCCAACTCCTTAACCATCATAATATCAGACATACTGACACACGTTCCCAAAAGAACATCATTGATATGATATGTCTTTGGATCTGGGAAGTCACCAACTGGACCAACACATGGAACACCAACAATATTTAACAACTGAAGAATCTCCAATGCCGAAACATGATCGATTGTTTTATTACTGTCCACCAACTGGCAAACTGTATGAATTCCACCCAAAGTTGTCTCCTGACTGTAGAAAGATGTGTAATGATCACTGTCATCAATGTCCATCAACTCATCCAAATGATCCTTCATCTGTTTTACCTCTTTAATAGCAACATTGTTAAAGTCCAAACCAGACTTCAATGCTCTCTTAGCCAAAGACTTTGCATTCGACGTAACATTTGTCGTTCTCAAATAAGAAGCCTGTTGAGCAGAGTTCAACTTACTTACTTTTGTGTCATTGGCAATCTCAGACATCCTCATCGAAATGGATCTGTCCTTCTTGTGTGCCAAATCCCTAAAGAATGCAAGACGTGAATGCAATCCCTTATTCTTCAACAAATCAACACTTTTTGCATCAGACAAACTGAAACTTTTCTCCAACTGCTCGAAATAAGACACAATCTGTGTAATCTCACTCTGTGCAGTCTCCGTACCAACAACTTTGAGAACCTTCAACTTCTCCATAAAGTAGTTAACCTTGTCTTTCAAAACACTGTTGTAAGCGGCAAATCCCAATCTATCTCCAACCTTAATCTCAACATTCTCTACAACTTCTCTATCTCCACCAAAATTGTATGTCAATGTTGCCTTTGCACCATCAGATAAAAGCGAATCATCATTCAACCAGAACGTGTTTTCACCCGTTGCCAAATGAAGATTGTCGCTCTTATTACTCCATGGCATCTGGAGCAACACTTTGCCATCAACAGTCAATGTTACACTTTGACCCAACTTGTCACTCATATTCGCAACGAACATATCTGCAAGAACATCATGAGAGTATCCATAATCAGCCAAATTGATATCTGTGATAGATGTCTCAGTATTCTGAGTATCTAACTGCAGAATACTTGCCAAACCACGTGTATCTGGCTCACTCGAAGATGTGTACAAACGAATTGCAGAAGAGCCTACCAAATAACCACTCTCTCTAACAATCTGTGCCAATCTTGTAGATGCATTTACTGCATTGTTTTGATCATGCAACATACCATCAGAGATAGAGATGATCCTGAATCTCTTATTTGGTGATGTCTGCATAATGTATCTCAAATTCTCAATGGCTGGACTCATGTAAGTGCAACTCTCTGTGCTCTGGTGACTATTTCTCAAAGATGAAATAGTCTGTGTTGTGACTTTCGACTGTTGACTGAAAGTGATGAGTTTGATAGTGTCACTATCATTATATCCCATCTTCTCCAAAACCCTTGGAAGAATCTCTCTTATAACCAGTCTAACTGCACTTCCCATAGATGCCGAAACATCGAGAATTACAATTGTCTCAAGTCCATTATTTGATCTAGATTTTCTTGTAGTAGATCCACCAAAATATGACGCAATCTTACTCTTAAACGAATCATCGAAATTTTTTTCGGTGCTTTGAAGGTCACATTGGTCATCATGTCGTTCTTTCACATCGATTTGACCAATGAATGGGGCAAAACCAGCCCCATTGCTTCCTGCTGGATAAATTTTCAGTATACTACACATGCCCTAATAATGATACATACCATAAAATTATCTTTAAATCTTTTTAATTATAACTTTATATTTGATCTCTTAATTCTTCAAATTTACGCCCAACTGAAGAATGCACTACATCCAAGATGAGTATTAATCTTTTCATAAACATCTTCTTCAAAAGTTCTTGGACCACTGACACGATAATTTGTGTATTTCATAACCAGATCATATTTACCATATTTGTTCATGGCTTCAACATATGCTTTAAGAGCAACACATTTTGAATTTGTATGTGTAAGATCCTTATTCGTTTCAGAATATGGGTATTCACCATCAGAATAAGTCTTCAAATGAAATTTTCTAGTATCCATTGGATACAAATGAGATTCATAATATCCATTACTCGCATATATTTGTGTATTCATATATGCAGTTTCTGTATGTTCATTCAGTTCTTCAATAAATTCTTTTGCATTGAATTTTTCATCGCGAAAATTTGCAATATCCAGATTAGTTATTATCTTTGCAATGTCGTTGGAAAAATCAGCTTCAGTTTTCAATTTTTGAGCTTTTGTAGACATATTTTTATAAAATGTTGTCACAATTGATAAAAAAAA